CCCTGCCATAGAACCTGAAGCCGGTAACCATCTATATTGATCTTTATATTTATCATAAACATATAAAGCACCTGAATCAACAAATGCATATGAAGATGAAGTTAATGTAGATCTCCAAGTAGTAATATCACCAACTGGATCAGAAGCACCAACGGTAGCAACGATTGGAGGTGAAATAAATGCAACACAATCTTTCCTTGCGTCTGCAATTGCAATTATATGATTCGAAATAGTTGTTGCATCAGCACCAGCCATTGGATTTGGATTAATAATTAAAGAAACTTCAACTGTTTCTGCATCCGCAAACATATCAAATGCAAGTTGCATTTCGCCTACGGTTAATACATTATCATTAATTGCACCAGTTAAAGTATCAGCCATATTAGCTGCTCTAGCAAATGTTTTACCTGCCGCAGCTTCACCTGAATCAGGTAATAAAGCCGGAGCATTACCAATTCTAATCCAATTGGATGAATTGTTAATTACATTAGTCCAATAGTTAGTAGTACCATCAGCTGCATATACATTTCTTGCTTGTGATACATAAGAGTAAGATTCTAGGACTGTATTAGCAGTACCTGTGAGTTTACCATCAGCATCATATACAACTATATGCATTTCATCATTAGAACCACCAACATCACCTGCACCACTTGATGTACCTGGGGCGGAATTAAAATTACCTGCCCAAGACCAAGCTGCAAATAGAGCTGGATCAGAGCAAATAGAGATACCTATTGAATTACCAATAGTTCCTGTAAATTTAGCTACTGCCCAATCACCTGCTGTGAATGTTTGTCCTTCAAAATCATTATCATTTTTAACTAGAATACCTGTACCAGATATTGTAGCATTTAATGATGATGAACCTACACCACGAACAACACGTAAAGTATTGCCATAGCTTAAAAATTGAGCTGAACCCAACACACTTTGGAAAGTGTCGTTGTTAGGTTGCCCAAACGTTTCAACTAATTGTTGTTCTGACCCCACTGTAACAATCTGATCCACTGGACCCCACTGGAATGAACCAGCAATTGCTCCAATAGATGCAGATGTAGCGGGAACTACATTAGTTAAATCGATTTCCTTTACCTGAACACCAGGTGAGACTAGAAACGCCATTTAATTCTCCTGTCAAAGATTAATAAGTAAAAAATCATAATACGGTTTGTTTTCAATATAGTTATTTATAATTTTTAACCTTTCCATATTTCCCATCCAGCACCCATAGGACTTTCGTCTAAACTATCGTTATGGAATATACCGGCCGGAATCATATCGTCTTCAATTTGTCTTATCTTTTCTTTATATAATAGATTTTTCATATTAATATCAGTTGATTCTTGAAAGAATCCGGTTGAAGTGAACCAACCAAACATAACTAAGTTCATCATTAGGTCATCATGACTATTATTTTCTGCTTGATATGATTTACCTTTAGCCACAAAAGATGAACACTCCATAATAGTCTGAGCATCAACAAGATTTAATTCACCTTGTTCTATAATATCTTTAATATTAGAACAACCAATTCGTTTAGTCTTAGTAGTCATACGAACACCAACACCGGCTGATTTAATCATTGATTCTACATATACATTTTCATATTCTAATTCATAGTATAATCCATTACATACTATTTGACCAGCATCATTATTTTCAACAACAGTATAAGCATCATTATAATGACTTGCATACTTATATATTACATCTGGGAATAATAATGGTGACATCATATTATCTCTATATACACATACTTGTGTAAATGGTTTTGTTGTAACATCAATAATAGTAAATGTTGAGTAGTCTTGTCCTCTACCCTGTGCTACATCAACTGTCATAATATAATTATGACCCTCTCTAGGTTCTGTGTATATTTTTAGATTACCACCATGATTAATTGCCACTGGATCAATTGCAATTAACCCTATAAGAACTTCTGGTGTAATAAGAGTATCACCTGCACCAATTATTTCATTACCAAATTCTTGTTTAAATTGCATTAAAGAAGTATTAGCAATAGTTGATTTTTTCCATGCCTCATCTCTACCTGGAACATCCCACCAATCAACTCTAAATGGTTTAAATTCATTAGTACCTTGGACCGCGCCTTCATAAATCTTATTAAATCTATTACTAACTCCATTACGAGTAGAAGTAATAATAATTTTAGTTGATTTACCTGATGAAATTACAGGGTATGTTGAAGTATAAAATTCTTCATCTCGTTCAATGAATGCAAACTCATCTAAATATACAAGGTTCATAGACATACCACGAATAGAGCTTGATGATGTAGCACGAGCTACTATTTTAGAGTTATTACAAAATTCTATCGAACCTTTATTCAAAGCTTTACAACCTGGTTGAAGAAAGAATGGAAGATTTTCTAACATAAGAGTAATACGAGATAACATTTCTCTTGCCGTATCACCTTTGTTTGCGAGTATGCCTACGACCTGTTCACTTTTAAATATTATATACCATAATAGATAGGCAACGGTTGATATAGATTTACCTGATTGCCTACATGCAAGGACAACAACAAATCTATTATTATTAAATAGTTCAAACATTTCACGTTGATAATCATATAACTTAAAAGGTACTAACCCCTCATCAACATGAATAACCTTACAATAATTTTCTGCAAAATAAACAGGATCACTTAAACATCTTTTATATTCTAAAAGAGTTTCTTCTGTCCATCCAATTTCCTGATCATCACCACGGACATTGGGGTTGCCTAAATAATTATTTGAGTTTTTCAGCATCAATCACTTTTTCATTATGTAGTAGTTTTTGTAACTCTGTGGTTGATCCTATAAAGACATTATTATTTGTAACACCTTTATCTTCTAAAGCAGGTGAATCATCTATTTTTTCTACTTCTTTTTTAGTCTTGTGCATCTTTAAGATCTTTTCACCAATCTCTGCATTTTGTTTTATTAATTGACCGAGTACTTCGAAGGCTCGTGGGTGTTCTGATTCCCTAGCAACGTCCATCATAAGCTCAATGGCTTCATCACCCTGTTCACTTAAGTCGAATAGACTCTTTTTGATTTTTATATAATCATTATCTAAATCATCACTCATATTCTATCCTTATTTCATTTTATCAACATCGCCATTTGGTAAAGGTACTTTTTTATTATTCATTTTATCAACATCACCATTTGGTAAAGGTACTTTTTTATTATGTGGTATAGTATTAGTGTCTTTCATATTTTCTCCTTTAAGGTCCAGTCCATCCATCATCATCACTCCAGTCTGATAACCAGTCACCGTAGCCCATCTGACCATTTTCGCCATATGCATATTCATACAAACTCCAAGTATCTGGTTTATATGGGTCGCCTACATAACCACATGACCACTTTTGGAACTGATTTTCAATTGGTGTGTAGTTAATTTGAGAATCTTTCCATTCATAACCTGCAGCTACACATAGAGCCTGAGTTGTATACAATACGTTATATGGTAATTCTTCCTCAAATAATATTCTATTTAAGGCTAAATAGGGCTCGGCGTTTCTGCTAGGATCACCATCATAACTATCGTCTGACATATACCAATTGGCATGTAGAAAGGTATTAGAAACAACATTTGTTAATGCATCTCTAACAGGACCAGTCCAGCAACCTTCAGTTGGATTATCCCAATATGTGTCCATTGTGCTATATTTACCAACGTGGTATTGGGTATTAATCTGATCAATATCTAAAAAATCAGTACTCCGTATCCTTTTTTTATACGGTGTTGTTGTAAAACCATTAGAAGTATCAAACCAATTAAAATCCCACCATGTATTATCTAAATGAGGAATATCACTAACAGTAAAATCTTCATCGTGATACCCAGGCCCTGCAATTGATGTAAAATGATTAAATCCAATTGGGTGCATTCCTACATAAGGATGTAGCTCTGTAACATGGCCTATACCTACAGAACCATCAGAGGTTATATTATATGAGTAATAATCTTTCTTTTTAGTAGTAATAACACCAGCTGCATCTTCTTCTACTTCAACTAGATGCCATTCAAGCACATTCAAATCTGAACTACTTAATAATTTAGAGTGGAAACTACTAATCTGATTATCATCATATCTAAATTGTATATAATCGTTTAAATAAGGTCGATAAGCACTACCCGATGAAGCCAAACTAGCTCTCATTGCTTCCCATAGAGTAAGGGCGGATCCACTGGCAATAGCAGTGTCATATAAAGAAATAGTTACGCCTGGTAGCGATTTAACAAAATTAGCATTAGTAGGATTTAAATAGTTAAAAATAGGACTAGTTTTAGTTAACACCGCAGCCGATCTAGGGGATTGATCTGGGAAGAATCCGTTGTCATCTACTACTAAATCATTAACTACACCCCTCTTTATTAGTCCTTTAAACCCATAATCATTACCGTTTATTGTTATAACAGGATAGAAGTCTGATAATCCTATGAAATATGAAACTGTGTCTTCAGTATATGTCGATGCATATACATCACCATTAAATCCAAAAATAGCTTCTAGTGATTGCGCTTTAACAAATCCATCACCACCACAATTATATTGATACGGTTCTAAAACTGCCATGATAGAAGTATATGCATTACCATCAGCACCTGGCACACCTACCGTAGCTAAATTATCTATTCTTAATACCTTTCTATAAAGATATCCGCCATCATCGGTTGTTATAACTCTACCCCAAGCCCATTCATCAGATTCACTAATAACAAACATATTAATTATCGTATTGTCACTTACGTCACTTATCTTATGAAAAGAATTTTCAATTTCATATGATGTAAACATTCTATGTGTATAGTTAAAATTGATACCATTGATAGTTACGCCTAAGGTTAATGGGGCGCTGATATTAACTAAAAGACCTTCTTCGGTATATGGGACCTTACCGCTTGTTGTTATGTTTTGAGTATTAGATCTATCAACTGTGCCATCAGGTAATTCTAAAGTTTCTAAATTTATTCTAGCAAAATAATAGTTAATATTATCATGTATATCCTTCGATACATTGCCATCAACACCTATATGTTCTTTTACTATAATTACCCATTCAGTACCATCAGCGGCAATTTCAATACCTGCAACAATGTATTCTACACCCTCAAGAACTATAGTTTTATATGTATTATTTGCACTTTTAAATCCTGCAAATTCCTGCCATTTACCGTAATAAATCATTTTAAATCTCCTAAGCTATTAAATTTACTTCATCAGTAAATGTATATTGTGTTCCATTATAATAGAAATCATTGTCGTTTGTTAATATTCGTTTTGGTGTATCAAATATACTATTGGTTTTAAGAATCAATGTTGTATAAATATTCTGTACTAGATCAACACTACCTGCAAAATTATATTTATTATCATTATAGTAAAAATAATTATCTTCTTCATTTACTACACGATTAATATCAAATATACTATTAGTTCTTTTAACCACTGTAACAAGTTGTGTCAAGTCAACTTTATTTGAGAATATATGTGTAACACCCTTAAATACTAAATAGTCCTCGTTCATCTTACTTTCGTATGAAACTTCATATGATTTAATATCAGTGTTTTTAAATATTAAATTTTCTTCCCTACTACCTCTAATAACTGATCTTGTGGAAATATCATATTTCTCTTTAAGGTGAGGCTCAATGACATATTCCTTTATATTTAAAGGGTCAGTGCCATCAACAACTTGTAGTACTAAATAATCAGAAGCCATATGAATCATAGTCCTTATAATATACTTCGGTTGTTTCAATAATACCTCTCTCTTGAACACCCATATAGTATCTAATGCGCGTTTCAAATGATAGTGTATATATTACTGCTCTTCTTTCTACCAAATCACCTTCATATTCATCATTCATATCAACACCTACTAAAACAATAGGCGCATCTGAAGTTAAGTCCATACTAGGTATATCTTTAATTGTTACTGTATAATCTGGTTGGAATATAGGTAGTATTTGCTCCATTATTTGTAGTGCTTCATCTTGAGTTTTTGATAAAATGTTTAATTCAAACCCAACCTTATATACGGCAGGCGCGCCTAATGATTTTCTATTTTTAGGATCACCTGCTACTACATGTGCAAATTTCTTATTTCTATTTAATTTAGCCGCGCCATCATAAGTCATACTAGATATTTCAAATGATATACGAGGTAGCTTAATAGCCATTTTAGGGTCTCTGCCTTTCTCTGTTAGCCTAGCCAAGAACTTTTGTCTCGGACCATACGCAAGAGGCACTTTAATTTCTTGTAATATTTTACCCGCGCTATCTACTTTCCTAACCTTTATGTCATTAAATAAAGATCCGAATACAGATACCATACGTCTTGTTGACTCGTTATAGAAATGATTTTCAAACATTAAGTTGGATCTCCAAATGGATTAGATTCAGTCCAGTCTATAATATCATTAGCTTCTGTTTGGAAGATATCATTATCATTATAAACTTCTCTATTATAATTTGTGGCAGTATCAGTAAATTGAACATTATATGATGCTAAAGATTCTGTACCAACAACCTGTTTAAGAACATCAGTATCAGTATAGAATATTCTAAATGCGTCATCAGTAGTCTTATGTGATACCACTGTTAAGTTACCGCCAAGGCCTGTGTCTTCCCAAGCTGCAACCTCACCTTCAATATTAATTGGATCACCTGCTGCATCATTAGCTCCAGTCCATTGTATTACTCTTTCACCAACAATATATCCACCTGAACCAGCAGTCATAGCATAAGTATATGATGTTGCATTGACTGTTTCAATATTATCAATTGCATCAATACCTGTATCGAATGCTTCATCTCCATATTCAAACAATTCACATTGCATTTTATATACAGGGAAGTCTTGCATTTGGAAGAATGGATCTTTTCTATCAACATATCTAATTTCAAATAATCTATCAGTCATTCCTAGATATATTAAATCACCTTCGGCAGGATAGAATGATGTATCATTACCTGCTGCTTCTGTTAAGTGGGTTCCAATGGCTTGTCTCCATCTCTTCCTAGATACAACAAAGGTTGCTTGATCTCTAATTTCTAAACCAAATTTAGATATTAATGAGCCATCACCTTCAAACCCATCGACATTTTCAATCCACATCTCAATAGAATACCCATCTTTAAATTGAGAAAAGGATTCATTTAAAATGTCGTCGTGAGCTATTTGTTCCCTTGGAATGTAAACAACATCCTGACCAAAAATCTTAAGGGATTCAATTACTAAATCCTCATAAAGATTTTGTTCGGACTTAACCTTACCTGAAAAATAAACTGAAGTGGCCATGTATTATCCCATTATGAAATTATCCGGCGCTTGCCAAGCCAGTTGCATTTCTTCTTCTAATTTAGTAATTTCTTCAATGGCATCTTCATACATTTGTCTACCATTCATGGTAATACCACCAGGTAGTGTAAAGCCATCAAACTTCATCATGTTCTGACCCCATTGTCTTTTAATAAGAACTGTACAGTATCTTTTTAAGAACATATCATTATAAACATCTGTATATGTTTGAGGGTCTACAATTTCATATCCCTCTACAACAATCCAGCTACCTTCTGTCCAATTTTTGGATGCCGCGACACAAGTAGCTTCAGTTGTATATGTTAGATCAGAACAACTTGATCCAACTAAACCATCGAAACCTTCATCAATGTGAAGTCTATTCATATGTCTATTAAATCTAAGATGTTCTGTTGTATTTAAAATACCATCAATAAGTTCAATATTTTCCATTCTCTGAACATATGATTGTATATTAGAACTTAAACCACCAATTGCAAATACATCTTGTAACCTCATATGATATTTAACATCAAACAATGAATCACCCATTTCAGAGCCGTGTGCAAGAAGTTTAGTAACTGATGTAATACCAGTTGGCATTGTAATATAACTATTATCTATATCAGTTAAAGTTAATTGGTGTTTAAAGTAATTACGAATTACAGCATCGTCATGAAACATTTGATAATATTCTAAAGCTTCGTCTATTCTATCATCAACTTGATCTTCATCTACATTAATTTCAATTACTGGGGCACCTAAAGATCGCATGCAATAATCTACTAATTCTAATCTGTTTGTTACAATGGCCATAATAATTCCTATTCTATAGTCTTATTTATATCAATTGAAAATACTAAACCATGAAGATATTGGCTTCTTATTCTTCTTACATAAGAAAAAAGACTGTGCCCTAGCGATTGTTGCTATAGTAGGTCTGGTGTGATGCCCAAAATTGTATATTTCTTTACATGAACTCTCATCACCATTAGCTAATGCAACCCAATCTTCATCATTTGATTTAGCTTTGGCGTGCACAATTGTTAGAGCTATAACTTGATCATATGTTAAATTATTAATAGATGCAATATGGTCTTTGGATGTTTTTAACTCTTCAACCCACTCTGGAGTTTTCTTTTTATCAAGTGATCCTGACATCGAATGCATAGGACTCCATAATCGTTTACCTGCACTTTTATTATATCTAATTACTGAATTACCCCAAAATTCAGCCATGATAGGTAAAGTATCTTTAGTTATTTGTGTGTAACCATATGCAGTGTTACCTACCTTATCTGTATTTAGTACATCTTGTCTCCAATCCGATTCCATACCGGCGACATTATCTGCCCACCAAAGCACACCCTTTTTGAAGTTATCAAAGTCAACTGTATCTTTAGTATAATCACCAAAGCCAAATAGCTTTGCTTTATTATATCTTAATATATCATCATATACTAACTCAATAGCCTCACCGGTCCAACCCGCTGTAACTTCTTTTAAGTTATCTATTCTTGCCTGTTTATCAACGCATAATAAGCATGTATTCCTACGCTTAGGTAATATACTAATTAGGTATGAGTCTAATGGCCAGCTCATTATTCTACCACAATAGCGCTAAAGACATTCATTTGTTTTTTCATTTTAATATCCAATCCTGGCCATGCTCTATCTTTAATCCTTTCAATTAACTTTGGACTCAATAATTCTTTATGACCCGGTAAATGTCTTTCCAAATCTTCATAATGCCATTCCCTACTACTGTGTTGTTCTAATGCAACATCAGTTATAGATCTTGATATTATCTCTTTAATAATATGTTCAGCAATAAAACCATCAAGAATAGCTTGTTCTGATTCTACTATTATAGTATTAATAAAATGTATATTAGGCATACCTAAATCTCTTAATTTAGTTGATAATATATCTGTGTTATTTTCATCCAATAATATACTACCATCGGCCCTCATCATATTATTAGATTCTATTATTCCTAAAGCTTTTTTGCCATAATATAAACCTTTCTCATAATAACTTTTACCACCACGATCCCAACTCACGTCAAATAGTTGAGACCCTCTTTTAGCATCTTCAAACTTATGTAATATTTTTATCCATAATGTACCGCCATCTCCATCACTATATGCATCAGTAAACCAATCATGATGTTTATATTCAAGCCTAGTACTCCTAGTATCGCGGCGATCAGCTGTATGTGAATATTCATGCACAAGCGCATTTAAATACTCTTTTGTAGTAAGGAATGTTTTAGTAGACACAGCATATGAACTTGTATCAGGTTCACTGATTTGTGCTACTAATAATAAGATATTATAAGCCTCAGCCCAAAAACCATGTATATCTTTAGCACCTTTTAAGAACATTTTTATATGTCCTGGTTTAGGTGTTATATAATGATTAGGATATTTCTGTACCCAAGTGGATGATAGTACATCATAATCATCATTCAGAATATGATTCTTTACAAATTTAACCCCATCTTCAAATTCTTCTTTATTTTTAAAAAAGGTATATTCTTCTATGAAACTATATATACCACCAGGTTTTCTTATGTGTGGATCTTCTCTAGACCATATGAAATCTTGATAGAATATATCTAATGATGCCCTTAACTTCGCCATTGGATCTGGTTGTTCTAATTTAATTAATCCCATAAGTTAAAGTCTTTAAATATATTTAATAAGTCTGGTTTATCCGATTTTAATCTAGGCCATGCACTATCTTTTATTATTCTAATAAATTTATCACTTAATATTTTTTCAATACCTGGTTGAAATAAATAATTAATATCATCATGTCTTGCATTAGATACTGCAACATCAGCAGTAGACCTAGCATAAATCTCTTCTACTATTTTTGAATATATGTATGCATCTTTAATATTTTTTGATTTATCTATAAACCATGGAATTTTATCATTTGCTATTATTTCTTCATTTTCAGTTACATATATATCATACAGGTTAGCTAGGCCAGGTGTTAATGATAAGTTTCTAATACTTCGTATTAAATCTATTTTACTTTTACTTTGATCAGTTTTAAACCAATCAGACATTTTAAAATATGTAAAATCATATCCTGTTTCAAGCCCTACCTTTTTACTATGGGTATATTCATGTATGGGTAAACGTAACCATTGATAATCATCTCCATCTCTAGCAAAACCCGATAATTGTATGGCAAATACTCTTGGCGCCTCTATCCAAAACCCTAAAGCTTTACCTCCACCTACTGTTAAACCTCTATATGCTGTTATAGTTGTTATATCTTTGGCTGGATTGAAATAATGTTTAGGATATCTTAAGACCCACTCTTCACCTAATAGTGGTGCTACTGCTTTCTTTGCAAATTCTTTTACAAAATGGTCTCTAGATTTATCATCACCCACCCAAGAAGCAGCACCAATATCCCATTTAGCTATTGATTCTTTTTTGAATCTGGGATCGGTATTGATGTATATCGAATCTTTAAAAAATTCAGATATAGCTGATATTAAACGGTCTTTATCATTTAAAGGTCTGTTTACTAATGTATTAGGGTTAGTAGCCATTTCATATTATAATACCGTTAAAGATTCTTTAAAGCTTTTACGTTTTTTCACTTTACCAAGAGGCTTATCTATACCTGCAATATTAACACCTGTTGAATTTGCAATATCCTCTTCCATTTCTTTTTGTTTTTGAGCTTCAAGTTTAGCTTTTTTAGCTTCACGTTTCTGAGCTAAAATAATACCTCGTTTAACTGCTTCTTTATACCCTTTAGTTCTACTATCAACTGATACCGCTTCTGTGATATCACCAAATTTAGCATAGGCAATTACATCATCAACCTTAGCAAAGGCAATGTGAACATATTTACCTTTCTTTATTTCTTTAGCTCCTTTAGGTAACTTGTTATTACCGTCGACAGGTTCAAATGCCATTACAAACTTACCATCAACTTTAGTACCAGTAACAATTTGTTTACCTTTGTATCTTAAGCTAATACGAATACCAACAGATGATTTACCATCAACGGTAACTTCATAGTTGCCTTTCTTAGATAATGATACTTTTTCATCAAGTTCAACAGATTCTTTTAATTCTACTTCTTCGTTTAATCCAATTTCTTTTTTAATCCTATCATATACCTCAATAGCATCTTCTATCATATCTGATAACTTTTTAAAGTCTTTTACATAACCTTTACCATTATCTTTAATAGCTGCCTTTGCAAATCTACTAGTAGGGTGAGTATATACAGCCAACCAATTAAGTTTATCTGTGATATCTTGAGAAATTTTAGGTGAAGGAGCTTCTTTAATTTCAACCGATTCATATGTAGCAGCAAGCTTTGACATTTTAGTTAGTTTAGCACCAGATTTCTTATCTACTTTAGTTGCTAATTTAGCTAATTGAGTTTTAATTTGTTTAGCCGCGCCCTTATCACCTTCAGCTGCTCTCATAGCTAATGATTTAAGATTCTTTGCCACCTTTTTATATTCAGTCTTACCTGATAAACTAGTTAATGCTTTAGCAATACCTTTCATGTTCTCTTCGATAGCATCTTCAGATAACTCTTTACCACATTCAGGGCAAGTACCTGTCATTGTAGAATGATCTAAACCACAACTCTCATTAACAGATTCACGTATGTCTTTAAATTTAATCACTTTCGTTATCTCCTTCCCAACCAGCATCGATAGCATTATAGAATTCTTTTTTCTTTTTGTCATCTAATTCTGATGCAGACTTAACACCAAATTTCTTTAATGTTGCATTGAAGAATTTTTGATATGCTTCTTTACCGCCTGATGCTTCTCTTATTTGTTGTAATGATTTCATTATTATTTGTCCTTGTTAATTGGTTGGATCGGTGTGGCCGCCCTGTTTGGTTTTAATCTCGTGAAGCATTGACTTCATATTTTTAGAATCACTTGATATCTCTGTAAGTTTTATCATAACTTCATTATGCTTCTCAGGCCATCCAAGTCTAAATTGAGTATTTGCTTCAACTTGTAATGCCATATTATTTTGGCCGGCAGTTATCTGAGACGCCCACCATACAGAAGCAACTGTTTGAGTAAAAATAGCAAAGATAATACCAACGGCAGAGTTCTTTAACCACCCAGGCAATTCTGCTCTAGTTTCTCTCAAGTGCATTATGTCTTGTCTTATACTAGCTTGACATGCCGACATATCTTTCTTTAATAACTCTAAATCAGTTTCTAAAGAATTAACTCTCTTTTCCATGAATACCCTTAAATTTGTTTGTAACTTATATTGTATTTATATCTTTCTATGACTCGATATAACTTTTCCTAACTTCAAGGTACCAATCCGATCATTAGGTATATATCTCCATATATATCCACGAACCGGATCATCACATCCTATTACTGTAGTTATTAAACCTATCTTAACAATTACAGCAGAGTGATCATCTAACATAATCTTATCACCCTCTTTAAAAGGGCCTGCATATTTAAATAATAAACCATTGGCAATATCAACAGCTATATCTTTTATTAATAAACCTACTATAACAATACCCATCATTGAAACGAAAGGCATAGCCCATTCAGTTATTTGGGTGGAGAATTGTTCAGGCGTCATTATCTATTTTAATTCCCATATCTTCATAATCATCTTTAAGCCATTCAAGTTCTAATCTTCTATCTTCAGCATATAAGTCTTCAATATCTTGTGGTATTTCAATATCACCTTTTGCTTGATCATCTTCATTTGTATCAACTTCGGCTGTTTCATTTATAATTACATCTTTATGGTCTGATAATAAGCAATGATAAAGTTCATGCCCCATAATAGCCATTGCTTCTCTGTCATCCCATATCTTTGCTGGAATGATATGAATGAAACAAACATCTTCATCATCTTTAACAATAGCAAAACCACGTACACCAGAACCTTCAGGCATTGGCTTTTTACTTGCTTTATTAAATGCATCATTTAAAAACATTGCACTATTATATGTTACTAACTTAATAATAACTTCAGTACGACCTATTTCAATTGTATCATCAGGACCGTACTTCATTAAATCAAAATCGTCAAGTGCATTTGCATACTTGCCCATAGTGGCGAGTGTTAGCCAAACTGTAACGGCTATTAATATTCCTTGTATTACTGTCTTCATAAACTAATGTGTTCCCTTTATATGTTGAATTATAGCATAAGCATCTGCACTAAAATAAAATAGTGAAAATATTAATACAAGCCATACCCACGCCATTTTTTCCTGTGGGTTCATTTTACACTACCTTTCCAATCTGCGCCAACTTTACGATGCCCTTTCCAAGCAAAGAAACCACCTAGTCTTAATGCATAATATGCTATATAGTTAATAACTTTAAAACCATTAACATCAATGTTAATATCTCTAAAGATAATATCCATTTCCTTTTGCTTTTTTAACCCGTTACAAGTTCTTTTACCTTTTCTTAATAGCGTTTGGTACTTATATCCATAATCATGAACCAATCCACCAATCAATAATACACCCATTGGACTTAACCAACTTCTAAAGAACTTCGGTACACTCGCACCATCAAATATAAAACCCTTAGGAATAATATAAGCTTCACCATTAATTGAGTAGTGAAAATCCTTAGTGATTTCCCACGTACGAGTAACCATAATCCAAGTCCATACGCCACCCCAAAATCCTTTATCTTTAGTTGGAATAGAAAGAGGTTTCATCGTAGGCATCACATTAGCTTTAAATCCAATTGTATCGTGATTATATGAATGTACTATTGATACTATATAGCCTACTAAAATAAGTATAAAGACTACTGTAAATTGCCAAAACTGTATAGCCAAATCATAAATCTCCACTATTCTTCTCCCTGGCTAACCTAGCCTCGTATTTGTATTGATCATACTTTCGTTTTCTTCTTGCTCTTCTTTGTATTGCCCAAGGTGTTATAACCGTTGTAAAAGCAAAGAATGCGATTGCGCCATATAGTATTAGTTCTTTAAACTCACTCCACATGTATGCTACTAATTGTTTATTGCTTTGAATATCTTCAATCTGTGGTCCTTCGTCAGGCATTACTTCATCAACAGCAATACTTGTGCCTAAGTTTATTAACGCAGGTATAGGACCAGCAACAGCATATGTGACTGCAGTAGTAGCACCTGTTTTTATTAAGTTTTTACCTGTGATGGAATCTGGAATAGATACACACGAAGATAATAATAAGGCAAACGCTATAATATATAGTTTCATAAAACTATTTATAAAATAGGAGTTTTTTAATAGTCTTTATTTTTAACCCATTTATTATTTGATATTGGTGACCAATTGTATCTAGAATTTACTATATCACTTATAAAGAAAAAATGTATTCGTTTCTTATTTTTACTTGTATTAACAAAAGAATGTAAGGTAGAAGTATTGACATAATATAATTGATTATCCTTGAGTACTTTAAACAACTCATTATCATTAGGAAATATAAACATATTGTTATCATCAGTATCGATAGCTAAATGTATTCTTGGTGTTGGGTCATAATGCGCCGAGTATAATGTTAATGGATCCATCGATGCAAATCTAGCACCATACCCATTATAATCATTTAATATTTGTTCGAACACAGTATCTTTAAACAAAGGGTTTATTATATTATAATCAGATTCATTGCCCAATAAATGTTTTACTTTAGCACATCTATCATGATATATATCAGTACAATATTTGCTATGTTGAACAGCAACCTGTTTCTTTTGATTACCACCACCCCAATTAATTTCATCTTTTATTTTATTCCAATCATTAGCGAAATCATAATAATCATCTAAAGGGTCAACGTTAATTTTCATATGTAAATACCTCAGTATTATTTTTTCTTAGATATAGTATTTGTTTTTTATAAAAATTACTTTTATCTAATTGTCTCCATTTAATTGGGTTCCATGGTTTGCCATTAATTTGATCATATATATTTCGTCTCTCATCAGAGGCCCAATATATAGCATAAAAATTATCCTTTCTTTCCGTAGTTTTAAATTTAGTTATAAACCATTCATTATTATTATATTTTAAAAAATTCCAACCATCATGATAGATCTCATACTTATTCATAAAACTAATTAAATTGGTTCTATCATCAATACTAAATTCAGATCCCAGATATCTATATTTGGTATAATAATAATTATTATTTTTCATTATAAGCAGTCCATATAGTCAAACCTACTTTAAATGATCCAGGTTTATGTTTACCTGGTACATGTAGTTGTGTACTATTCCATATATAACCATTACCTAGTTTCCATTTATGTACTGCTTGAATGCTTAAACCTCTAAGCTTTTCTCTGTCAAACACTAAATGAGATAAATATTTTTCATAATCTTCATCACTAATAGACATCTCCCCTGTCATATATTCTGTGTAATCTTTTGGTGATCCAGGCCATGTTGTTCTATAATAATCTCTATTCCATGATACACTTTCAATGCCATAGTTAAACTGGTCAAATACTACAGTGTTAGCAGAGCCTTCTATATATAAAGGTATTACTATAGTCTTCCATGGCATATAAATTCTTTCTGGATAATCTTGTCCATATTTTATTAAATCTGCCCCATTATTATTAGTACAACCATCTGGATATAATTTCTTTAAGTAGTTCCAATTATCAGTGTGTATGTTATCCCAAGTATATACATCACTTACTTTATAAAATCTTCCACTAATAAATTTAAAATTATCCGAGCCCAACACCCTCTCAACAATTGGTTCTAATACATGACTAATTTCATTCCAATCATATGGATATTTTAACGAACCCTTTTTCTTAGATCTATTATCATTTTCTGCAAATCCACCACCAGCTAAAAATTCTCTGTCGGCATGTGTATATTTCCAATAATCATATAGATATGTTCTATCTTCTTCAGATATTATATTCTTTATTTCATATGATAATTCTTCACCTGCCTTCATAAACTTATATTGGGCATCTGACCTTAATGGTATCTTTTTCATGGTGATATATTCATTTCTTTAATTCTATGTTTTTGGTTTAAAATCCACTCAATTATATCAACTACATATTCTTGTTCTATCTTCTTAACATTTTTATGTGATACCCTAGGCGTGTTGATCCATCCAAATTTTAAGTTGGTTACATTATATCCTAAGCGAAACATTTGTTCTGATGCTTTATCTAAACCAGCTTTATATATAGCGTATTTGTGTATTTTACCTTTGATACCATCCGATGAATTTGACGAAATATTAATTATTTGCATCAAAGGGTGTTTATCAATTAATGCATATAATAAATCTATTTGGGCATGATCATCATAAGCATTATTGATAAACACATCACACCC